GGAGATGGCTGAGTACCTCGACATCACGCCCACCTACATAAGCTTGCTGATTCACGGCAAACGTCGTGCGTCTCCACACATGGCGATTAATATCGAGATGGCGACCCAAGGGTTGGTCACCAGACGAGACTTGCGCCCAGATTTGTACATCGTATTGGACAAGATTGCACAGGAGTCCGAGACGGTGTAAGATGGTTTGGAAGACGGCTAGACGAGGATTGATCCCCTCGTTGAAAAGGGTTTCACCTTCCCCTGCCGAAACTTCCTTCAAAGGTGACTTTTAAAAAGGTGCAACAAATGAAACGTCCTGCTTTTCAGTTTTACCCGTCCGACTGGCTACGGGATACAGCCCTACGCTCCTGCTCAACAGGCGCACGAGGATTGTGGATCGACATGATCTGCTACATGCATGAAGGTAATCCTTACGGTCACTTGAAGGTTGCCGACAAGGTTATCCTTCCACCCAACCTTGCACGTATGGTTGGGGAAACCTTAGAGGTTGTCGAAGGTTGGTTGGAGGAGCTTCGTCATGCTGGCGTGTATGACATTGACGAAGATGGAAGCATCTACTCACGTCGGATGATCAGGGACGAAAACCTAAGACAAATAAGGGCAAATGGGGGTAAGCTTGGAGGTAACCCTAACCTTAAACCCAAAGATAAGGTTAACCTTAAGGATAACCAAGAGGTTAAACAAAAACCAACCCCTTCATCTTCATCTTCATCTTCATCTACAAAGAATATATATACCGATGCATTCGAGGAGTTCTGGTCAACATATCCATCGAAGACAGGTAAGGGTGAGGCATACAAGAGTTGGAAAAGAATCAATCCTGATAAACAACTTATAGAAACCATCCTCTCCTCGATTAACACCTACAAAGAGTCCAAGCGAGTAAAAGATGGGTTTGTGAAGAATCCCGCCACTTGGCTGAACCAGCGGTGCTGGGAGGACGAGGTCGAAGTTTCTGTTGCCACATCTGCCTTTGCTGGAGACATCTGATGAAAAATCATCACCGCATCATCGAAATGCGTCGATCAGGACAAAAGCCCACTATGGTTTTTCTGACCGACTACCCTGAGCAAGACAGCAAATGGTCGATGGACACCGACCACATTGAGGTAAACGTCTTCCACGATGTGCCAGAACGGGCTGATTTGAGGTTTTTGATTGGATTGAGTGTCACCATCACCGCAAGCTCAAAAGATCGTGCCAAGGCGTTTTTTGACGCTTGTGTGCAGGCTGGGGCCAACACGGTCTCTACTTGCTACCACCCAAACGAGAAGGACAACTACTTTCGCTTGTACACCAAGGAAGGTTTTGACAAAACAACAGAGGACAAGCACAGCTATGAATCTTAATCTTGTACCTGACGACATTGACTTTGCGTCATACCTCGAACTGACCGACGCCAAGGCTAAGGTCAAGAAGGCGTCTCTATGGATAAAAGACCTGAAAGATGACCTTATCGACCACAAGGAAGTCAAACAAATTTGCCTGCCTTGGGAAAAGACCAAGAACCTGTTTAACTTTCGTGCGGGTGAGGTCACCTTGTGGTCAGGACAGAATGGTCACGGCAAGTCCTTGATGACCAGTCAAATTGCCCTGAGCCTAATTGGTCAAGACCAAAGCGTGTGTATTGCAAGTTTTGAGATGAAACCCTTGACCACCTTGAAGCGCATGGGACGCCAGTTCATTGGCATGAACCCCTATGCTGAGGAATTCCAAGGGGATGATGGCATCAACACCCTCAAGGGCTTGTACGACGAGTTTGGTGGGTGGATCGAGAAGTGGCTGTGGTTTTACGACCAACAGGGCAGTGCCGACACCCAAACCGTGTTGGGTATGGCGAAATACTGCGCCGAGGAGTTGAAGATCAAGCACATCTTCATTGACTCGCTGATGAAGTGCGTAAAGGGGGAGGACGACTACAACGGTCAAAAGAACTTCATCGACACCATCACAGCGATTGCTCGTGACACTGGATGCCACATCCACCTTGTCCACCACCTTCGCAAGCCCAAGGACGAGAACGAAGTCCCTGATAAGCACGACAACAAGGGTTCAGGGTCGATAACCGATCAGGTGGACAACGTGATGTTGGTGTGGCGCAACAAGCGTAAGGAGGATGACGTCAAGCTCAAGGGGGCCAAGTCAAACCACAGCACAGAGCCTGATGCCCGACTTTTGTGCCGCAAACAGCGCAACGGCGAGCACGAGCCAACGATTGCCCTTTGGTACAACACCGATTCTCAGCAGTACCTTGCGAGTGACGGTGACGCTCCAATGCGGTTTTACGCTGACTTCTGATGTTTCCTGAGGATCACCTTGAGGAAATGACCAACCACTACGCTCGATTGGCTTTGGAGCAGGGGTGGTTGGAGTACACCCGTCATCGAGTCTCTGAAGTGCAAAAGATCAAGATGTACAAAGGCTTGGGTGAGCGGGTGAAGATCCGCATGGAGGAAATTAAAAATGCAAATAGTTCTGGACTTCCCGCCAACGGACTTGTTCCCTAACAGATCCAAGGGCAAGCATTGGGCGGTGATGCACAAAAGCAAGACAACCTACCGTGAGTCCAGCTATTGGCTCACCAAACAGCAGGCAGGAGATTGGAAGCATGCGGGTGGCGATCTACAACTTACCCTCACCTTCCACATGCCTGATAAGCGCCACAGGGACGCTGACAACTGCCTAGCCGCCGCCAAGGCTGGACTTGACGGCATGGCTGACGCCTTGGGTGTCAATGATCGCCACTTTCAACCCATCACCATATTCCGCATAGCTGGCGCAAGCAAAGGGCTACTTATTGCCGAATTTGACCAATCCTTTAACTCTGTGTTAAAGTTAATTCCTCATCAACAAGAGAGACCAATATGAATTCAACCTACACACGCAACTCGCTGATCCATCAGGCTATGGAGTCCTTGGATCGCCTTCCACGCTCACCTGAGCAACTTAGAACCAATCTTGCCAACATTTCAATTGGTCGTTTCAATGAGGCAGTGACGGAGCCATTGTTGCGAGATGGATTGGTAAAAAACGAAAACGGTGTGATGGTGCTCACCGCATTGGGAAGAGAGAAGATCAGTCAGCTTGGGATGACAAAGATAAAGCTCCCAGCGTCCCACAAAAACTCCATCATGAACGTCCCATACGACGGAGCGGAATTAAGGATCAAACCTGTACGTATAGGTGCTGACCAACACGAGAGCTTCCCAAGTCGAGAAGGAGGCCAATTGCGCTATCGAGATGGACGTGTTGAGGAGTTGGCATGACCGAATCAAGATACATAGACCCCGAGGACGAGGCGTTCAACGAGATTGAGCGCAGAGCAAAGCAACGCATGGAGTCTGTGAAGGTGGCGGTGCATACGCTTACGGAGTATCAGCGTGGGTATGAGACTGGGTTCATTGATGGAATGCAAAAGCAAGCGCAATCAAGCGTGGACAAAGCGGTTAATGCAATGTCACAGCGCACAGAGCAGTTAAAGGCATGTGTTTATTGCGGTCAACTTGTCATCAAGGAGAAGAACACATGATTGACAAACTCATTCTCAGTGCAGTGCTGGGCGTGGTGGGGTTCAATGGGTTATTTCCTGACCCGCCACAGCCTGTGACTTCTTGGCAGTTACAAGTCAAAGCAAAACAAGCATCCAAAAGTGAAATGTGTGCAAAAAAGAAAAAGAGCAAGACCGTAAAAAAACTATGTGAAAGGTGGGGGAAATATGAGTGAAATGATTGATCCAAATCAGGCGATTGACTACATCATTGCCAAGTCGGGCGAGTATGCCCAAGCAAGAGCCGAACGCATTTACATGGAGGAGCTTCGCAAGACCATCAAGGCAGAGCTATGCAAGACAGCCTTGCATCATGGGTTTGAGGCGGTAAACGCCCAAGAGAGGGAGGCGTACAGCGACCCCAACTACAAAAAGCACCTTATGGCGATCAAACAAGCCGTGGAGGCCGAGGAAAAGCTTCGGTGGATGCTGATAGCCGCCCAAGCTCGAATCGACGTATGGCGGTCTCAGGAGGCGTCCAATAGGGCTGTTGAGCGCATGACCCTGTGAACGAGAAGGAATGGATGAATGCCGTGGCGGAGCTTGGCTGTGGCATGTGCAGGCGCATGGGGTACGGCGAGACCCCTGCCCAACTGCACCACCCACGGGAAGGTGTTGGGATGGCGCAACGCCAAAGCAATTGGTTGGTGATCCCCCTGTGCCCTGCCCACCACACTGGCTCCAAGGGTTGGCACGGCACGAGGGATGACTTTAAGCGCCACGGCGTGGATGAGTTGGACATTCTTGCCGACACTATCGAACTGATAGCAAAAAACCACACTTAGGGTAAATCCCTACAAAAATAGTTGGGAAACCTATTGCAATCCTTTAACACGGTGTTATAGTTACATCACTGCAACATCGCAGGAACGTAAAAAGGAAACCAAATGAAAAACGATCTGCCCTTCACCAAAGTCGACACCCTCGGTTCACTCTTGGCTCAAATTGCCGACCTTACCGCTCAGGCTGAAGCAATCAAAGACGAGATCAAAGATCTTGGCTCCATGAATCTTCTACCCACAAAAATTTCTAACAAAAAAGAAGTTCAATTCCTAGAGGGTGCGTTGTTCAGTGCCACCTATATACCAGCCAACAAAACCTTGTTTGACAAAGAGAAGTTTGTCGCTGAGTTTGGCGAAGCCAAATACTTGGAGTACACCAAGGTGTCCTGCTCCTTCTCTGTCAAAGTAACTTCACGTTAATCGGAGGCCAACATGACTGACGCAAAGAAAGATTTTGGCAAAGTGTCCCACCACACTTACTTTGACCCAATGGTTCACAGCACGGTGGATGACATGTGTTTTGTTTGTTTGCATGAGTTGGACTTGCATGCAGAGGGCGAATACTGGCATCCCATCAAGGTGCGTCGAGACTTGTTGAACTTTATCAACAAGCATGGCACTGACTATTACAAGAGCGAGGCTCTGCGCCAATTCAATCTTGGCAAAGACAAGCGCAAAGAAGACAGCTACATCTAATCAACCAACGGGGGCCTAGCCCCCACTAAGGAATCATCATGAGCATCAAAGTCGAATACATCCAAACACTCAAAATGTGGAGAGCAGAGTACCGTGACGAGGTTGGCACTCTTGGCTTGGGCTTTACTGCCCAAGACCGTGATGACGCCATCTTTGGTCTTGGCATGCAGATGGGACGTGAGCCAGAGAAATTCAGTCGTCCATTGGGCGAATACTTCAACCAACAAGACTAAACCAAACGGGGGCTACAGCCCCCATAGGAGAACACCATGACAGTTATTGCAGAAACAAAAACAATCGGAACCGACAACGGTATTGGCGACATCTTCCTTGCTGATGTTCAATATAACGATGGCAGTGTGGGTCGTGTCGTTGTTTACGGAGGCAACCTTCAGGGGGCTTCACGCCTACTCAATTTGTACAAGAATATTTATGGCTTTGTCGTCACCAATTTATCTTGAGGGGGTCACCATGAAGCGCAAATACATCAAAGCCTACAACGCCCTCAAGAAGCTGGGGGTTCCCGTCTACGTGCGTGACGACATGGATGGGAGGTTCCAGATCAGCGCCGAGGAGCCTGACAGCTTCAAGTGGCTGGACTATTACGAGGGATACCGCATCATCGGTTGGTCGTTCGGCGTTCACCCCAAGATTGACAACATCCTGCATAACTGTGGCTTGCATGCCGAGTGGATCAATGCTGGCGAGTTGGGGGTGTACGAGAATTAATTGGGGAGGGTAGGGAAATCCCCTATCTAATCCTTTAACAATCTGTTATACTAATCCCTACTGCGATGTTGCAGGAACGATAAGGAGATAGACATGGATACATTCAGCGGAACAGGTTTCGACGACATGGCTGATGACTTGGGTGCGGTTTACGCAACTACACCCGTTGCCACTGCCACCAAAGAGGTTGTGTACTTCGAGCAGAACTGCCCCAAATGCACAGGCTCTGGCATGTACTACGGCGCAAGCCGCTACGGCATGCGGTGCTTCACCTGCAAGGGTTTGGGCAAGCTGTCCTTCAAGACTTCCCCTGCTACCCGTGCCAAGGCAAAGGAATCTGCACAGCGTCGTGCAGTTGCCAAGGCTGATGCCCAAGCCGCCAAAGCGCAGGAATGGAAAGATGCCAACCCCGCCGAGACCGCATGGATGGAGTCTAGCGCCCCTCGTTTCGAGTTTGCTCAGTCCATGTTGGACGCCCTCAACAAGTACGGTCACCTCACCGAAAAGCAGATGGCTACCGTCCAACGCCTGACCGTGCAAAGCGCCGAGCGCCAAGCTCAGTACCAAGCAGAGCGTCAAGCCAAGGCAGAGACCGCCCCAGAACTGTCTGTAGAGGCCATAGAGGTGGCTTTCAAGACCGCCAAGGACGCTGGTATCAAATTCCCCAAATTGCGCCTTGAAGGCTTTGTTTTCAGCCCTGCTGGCGAAAAGAGTGCAAACGCTGGCGCTGTGTACATTAAAAACAAAGAAGATGGCGTGTATCTGGGTAAGGTTATGGGCGGCAAGCTCTTCACTTCCCGTGATTGCACCGCTGAAGCCAAAGATCGCATCGTGGCGGTGGCTACTGACCCCAAGCAAGCCGCCATTGCTTACGGTCAGAAGTTTGGCTCCTGCGCAGTGTGTGGTCGTGAGTTGACTGATGGTGACAGCGTCAGTCGTGGCATTGGCCCAATCTGCGCTGAAAAGTACGGCTGGTAAACAACGGGGGCTTGCCCCCAATTTAAGGAAACATCATGACATCAACATCCGAATACAGTCGAATCTTTGACAGCGGCATTGACTTTGCCGTGAGCGCCATCAACGAGCACTGCAAGACCGAATACAAGTCTTTGGCAGAAGCCATCATTGCAATCCAAAAACTGCAACAAGAAGTTAAAGAAGCAAAGGAGTCAACATGAGCAATGAATTGGAGTTTCTCATTAAAACTCATGAAGGCAAGCACAATGTCCGAGTCAGTCGCAATGATGATGGCGTGTGGTTTAGCCTGTTCATGTCGGGTTGCAATGCTTACACTACCCTCACAAAGGCGCAAGCCCAAGAGTTGATTGACGCCTTGACTGCTGTCGTAAAGGGGTAAAATATGTGGGACTACCTGATGATTGTTTTCTTACTTGTATTGGGGACAATCATTGGGATTGCCTCAATCGCCATATTCATCAACTTGATTTGGTTTCTAGAAAATGGAGAAGACAATTGAATCCATCACAACCTACGCCTCATCAGTTCGTGGAGATCACGGGAGTCGAGGACTCAAAGTCACTTGGGGAAAAGCTTATCGGTGTTCAGCTTGCGGACGGGTATGGACTCTTCGGACAACAGCAGAGTCCCACGAGTGCGGAGGAGATATGGAGCGTGGAGTTCTGTCGCCAAAACCCCGAGAAAGCCTCTGAGGCCATCAAAACCCTTCAGATGATGCTTGACGCCATAGAGAACGAGCTTAAGGAAATCATGGCGATTGTGAGCAAATAGGATTCCATGTAAACTACAGGTTAAAGGAGCCGTTGAAATTATTATGGCAACACAACCAAAACACGCTGGTGGGCGTCCATCCAAATACACCGAAGAGCTTGGCATAAAGATCTGCGCACTGTTAGCCGCAGGTACGCCCGTTACGAAGATAGTTCTATTGGATGACATGCCTAGCCAACAGACTGTATATACGTGGTTACGCAAACACCCTGAGTTTCTTGAGTTATACGAGATAGCAAGGCAGGATCTTGCCCATACGATGGCGAATCAAATCCAAGAGATCATTGACGAGAAACCCCTACAGATCGTGGATGAGGCAGGCAACATCAAGTACGACTCAGGCAGTATTGCTGACAAACGCCTACGCATGGATGGTCGCAAGTGGCTAGCCGCCAAGTACCTTCCCAAGGTCTATGGTGAGCGCACGGTGGTGGCTGGTGACGCTGAAGCGCCTATGAACCATAAGGTGACCTTCGACGCCTTCGACACGGTGATTGAGGCGCTTGAGGCTCGTAGGCAGGCTAAGGCGCATGGCTGATGACCTCATTACTCTGCTCAAGAACGAGGGAGTCAGAGAGCAGTATGCCAACCTCCCCCCAGAACTCAGAGCCGCCTTCGATTGGCGAGTCAAGTGGCTGTCCCAAGCCCATGACCACCAAATTACCCCGCCCGACGATTGGTGGACGATATGGCTCCTGTTGGCTGGTAGGGGGGCTGGGAAGACCAGAACAGCCGCTGAACAGATAGGGTGGTGGGCTTGGACGGAGCCAAACACTCGATGGTTGGTAGCCGCCCCCACCTCCGCTGACGTTCGTGCCACCTGCTTTGAGGGTGACTCTGGGTTGTTGGCGGTGATCCCACCCATCCTCATAGCTGACTACAACAAGACCGCCCACGAGCTACGCCTTACCAATGGCTCCCTGATCAAGGGCATTCCCGCCTCTGAGCCTGAACGCTTTCGTGGCCCTCAGTTCCACGGTGGGTGGTGTGACGAGCTAGCCGCATGGGACTACCTCCAAGAGGCATGGGATCAAATCATGTTCGGCGTTCGCCTTGGTAAGCACACTCGCCTTATTTGCTCTACCACCCCCAAGCCCAAGGACTTGATCGTCGAGCTTGTCGGTCGAGAGGGTGAGGATGTGGTGGTGACAAGAGCCAGCACTTACTCCAATCTAGCGAACCTTGCACCAAGCTTTCAAAAGCAGATCCTTCAGTACGAGGGAACGAAGATCGGTCGACAGGAGATCCACGCCGAGATCCTTGACCCTGAGGATTCTGGCATCGTCAAGAGGGAGATGTTCAGGCTGTGGCCCAACGGCAAGCCCTTCCCCAAATTCGAGTACATCGTGCAGTCCTATGACTGCGCCAGCAGTGAGAAGACACAAAACGATCCGACCGCCTGCATCACGTTTGGGGTGTTCAAGCCCTTGGATGGCCCAATGAGCGCCATGGTGATCGACTGTTGGCAAGAGCACCTTCAATACCCAGATCTGCGCCCCAAGGTGATCGACGAGTACGCCATTGTGTTTGGCGAGGGCAAGGAGGCGAAGAGGGTTGACCTTATCCTGATCGAGGACAAGTCGGCGGGTATAGCTCTTATACAAGACTTGAGGCGTGGGCACTTGCCTGTCGTGCCGTACAACCCGGGCCGAGCGGACAAAGTCCAACGCCTAAACATTGTGTCCAACATCATCGCTCGTGGGCGTGTGTGGATACCCGAGAGCGACAATAGGAAGGGCTACGTCAAGGCATGGGCTGAGGGCTTCGTGAGCCAAATATGCTCCTTCCCTGACGCCAAGCACGACGACTTTGTGGACGCCTGCACACAAGCCTTGCGGTATTTGCGGGACTCTGGGTGGATCGACATTGACGGTGCGCCACCAGAGCTTTATGATGAGGACGACTACGCTGACAGCCAACAAGGGAAGAAGAAGGGTAACCCTTACGCTATGTAGGTCAATTTACAGCAGGGTAGCTCAGTCTGGTGGAGCACTCGGTTCATACCCGAAGGGTCGGAGGTTCAAATCCTTCCCCTGCAACCATCATGTACAAAAATCGGCAATAAGTAAACATGACGCTTGACTCATGTACAAAAAACAAAAAATTTTGTACATGTTGACATGTCGTGAGATGTGTTGATAGAATTTGATCCAAGTTGCAAGGACGTGGAACTCTAAGCAATAAAGCCGTTAAGCCAGACTCCGACCCCTTTGGGGTGCGTATCCTTAAAAAGATGCGGTTCCACCGGGGTCTGCCTTAACGGTTTTTTGTTTTCCACGCCTGCCGTACTCCACACGAAAGTAATGAGTCTGCATGGACTGCTTGGAAGAGAACACCGCACTCTGATACACCCGCAGAGCTAAATGCGACCAGCGTTGGTTTGGCGACTGGTAAAGCACACGGTAACTCAGGTGGACAAGTTAGGCCGTGTGTATAAGCGAACAAACTCGTCATGCGCACTTGGGGCTTATTGATTCATCAATCAGTCTGGAGCGGGAAGGATACCCTCGTATCCACCCTAGCAGAGCCTATGGACTTGATCGCCCTGTGCAGGTATGATCCAACAACTTCAATACCGAGGTCGCTATGCCCCTCTACCCCAAGCTGTCAAACCAAGCAATTGAACGCTCAGAAGGGTTTGACCCTTATGTCCCTACACCGCTTTCGGGTGCATATAGCCGTAGGCAGGCAGAGCAAAGGAAGGCTGACGCTAAGGCAAAGGACATGAAGTATTCGCCTTTGGATAAGGCGGTTGCTGGCTTAGAGTCAGCGATGATGATGGGCTCCATGATGTTTGAGTCGATCCAACAAGCGCCCAAGCTCCTGCAAGGTGAAGACGCATACGCCTCCGCTATTGGCAATCGCATGTACCAACCACGCATGCATCCAGAGAAGTCTGCTGAGTACATCGGTGACCTTATCGACTTGATGGACAAGGCGCAGACCGAGTACAAGATCCCACCCATCATGCCCGAGCTTGCAGTCTTTGCCCCATTGATGCAAGCCGCCAACCAACAAGTTAAACAAGGTGTTAATCAAGCCGCCACCCGATCAGGCATGGCTTTGGAGAGGTCGCTTGAGAAGCCTGTGACCAACATTATGAATCGTGGTGGCTTTGGCGCTCAGATGCTTGGCTCATTTGACACTCAGCCTGCTCAGGTGATTAAGAATAAGGGTGGCAATTGGTTGGGCGGTAACTTAGCTGGTGGTGTAGATAAGCGATTGAAGTCGTTGCAAACGCCAACCATTGCAGGTGAAACGCCAGCCCAACGTATACCCAAGCATGAAGCTTTGCTGAACGACCCAACATTAAATCAAGACCAAATTGATAGGGTGCGTTACCAACTGGAGCAAACTAAAGGTGAAGCCGCTATAGACAAGTGGATCGAGAGCAACGTAGGCAACTACGTCAAGAAAGAGATGGGGACGCCTGAAGACCCAGTTCGCTTAATGTTGGAGAAACGTGCGCAGGAGATCGAGGCTCAGTTCCAAGTTGACATGAATCGTGCGCAACGTACACGAGCTAGGGCTGAGGTAGAAACAGACCCAGACAAGCAGGCCACCCTGATGCGTCGAGCAGATCAACAAGAGGCGCAGGCAAATGCAGACAGAGACTTTGCAAACGAGTATGCAACCCACTTGCCGCCAGATGAGTACGGCCCTGATGAAGACGCCTTGATCGATCTTCAATCCAAGCGTGAGAAGGCAGGCTTTGCGCCCGAAGGTATGGCTAAGTCAGAACCAGCACAGCGTTGGGAGAACATCTCCGACGAGGCGCTTGACTCTATTCGTGCTGGTGACATCCAAAAGCAACAAGCTATGCAAGAGCAGTCAAAGCAGGCAAATTTAGCTTTTGACAAACTTTTCAATGAAATTGACGAAAAATATTCTGTTGAACTAAGAAAAAAATTGGAAGAAGCAGGCATAACATTTGATGATCAGAATTTTATGAATGTCATCAAATCAACGCCAATCACAGACAAGGCAGAATTCCTTGGCTTAGGGGATCAATTCAAAAAATTGCGCCAAGAATCTTTCAATGCAAATAGGACGTTCAGCAGTGGGCTTCAGGAGATTGGCGAAGAAAACCCATTCGTATATAAAGTTGATCCTGAGACCAAGCTTTATCAAGCATACCTTGGCGACCTTGGTATTGACCACGTTGTTGACGTCATCAAGCAAGACGTAGCGGCTGGTCGTATTCGACCTGAGCAATTGAGCAAGCTCACCATGGATCAAGCCATCAAGCGTACCGCCGACTACAACAAAGAGCTTGCCCAAAAGATGAACGCCGAAAAAGCGGCGGCTCGTGAAGGGTTGCCTATCTTCAAAGAATATCCACAAGGGTATCGTTGGATCGAGTTGAACAAGCCCGGCGCATTTAACGCAGAGTCCGAGGCCATGGGCCACTCTGTTAAGGGCTATGAGCCACCCAAGGGCCACCCAGATTGGGTAGAGGGTTCTGGTGACTCTGGTAGCTACGGATATGGTTACGGAGGTTGGGAAGCTATTAAGTCAGGCAAAGCAAAGGTTTATTCATTGGTCGACTCCAAGGGCCAGCCGCATGCAACTGTGGAGGTTGGTCAAGCCGAGCCTAAGGAAGCCGCATTAAAAGCCATGCCGCAAGAAGTGCAGGACGAGTTCAACAAAAGAATTGACAACTGGATTGGTAGTATTGATTATGTTCCTTCTCGTGAAGAGATCATGCAAGAAACAAAACGTCTATTTGGCGAACTAAACATCCCCATAAGTCGAGAAATCAACCAAATCAAAGGCAAAGGCAATGCTCGCCCAGTAAACAAGTATGACCCATACACGCAGGACTTTGTTAAAAGCGATCAATGGGAAAGAGTTGGTGATTTGCAAAACACTGGCTTACATAAGTTTGGGTCAAATTATTTGACACTCCCAGAAGCTGAGGCTATGTACAAGCCAAAAATACAAGAGGCTTTGAACTTCTTGGATACGCACCCAGCATTGGAAGAACATCGTATTGCGCAAAAAGCCGCTGATGATTTCACAGGAGATATACCCAGCCCTGAGTATGAGCAACTACAAAGAGGCGTTGGAAGATCAATCAGCGGGAATGTTCCATACACAATTCGTGAATTAAGGGCCTTGTTGAGCGCACCAGAAGATTGGGTTGATCGCAACGAAACTATTTACACGCCAATCAGTACAGCTTTAGACAGAATTGGCGAAGCAAAAAAAGAGCTTGGCATCATTGACGAGCCCCCCATCGAAGGCATGAAGCGTGGCGGAAAGGTACACATCTCTGACAACCCTGACACCATGGCGATGGAGTTGGAAGACCAACACTTTGGCGTAGGCGGTGCGGCTATCAAGCGTGTGATGAAGATTGCTGACCCTACGCAACGAGCCATACAGGCGAACAAGCTTGTTGAAAAGATGTTTGAGAGCGGTCACCTCAATGAAGAGTATCTACGCTTACTGCATAAAGCGCAAACAGGCCCACGCTCATTGCCTGAGGTGATTCCCAGAGCACGACCAAGAACCAAGTATGAGATCAGAGCGTATGCCCAACAAACGGCTGATCAACTCAATGCCATTCAACAGGGCAAGTTCCTTCGTGCCTCACCAGAGAAGTCTGAGAACTTTGCTGGCAAGTCCTTTGACCAATGGAAGATGGAGCAAGATCTACAGCACGACATACGTCCAACGGGCGTTGAACTGCAAACACCTGAAGTGGCTGACATTGCCAAACAAAAGGGCATGCTCAAGCTTGGCATATCAGGAGACACAACGATTGCCGACAAAGATCTTTACAAAGCTGGCAAATACGAATTGAAGTTCCCATCCGAACAGCAGGGTGGCCCGTTCTATGGGTTGCGCAAACGATCCAGCCCAGTGTCATGGGCATCCAATGAGCAGGTTCTTCAAGGACAACAGAGGGACATCAATGCGTTCTCTGAGGCATATGGTGGTGTACATGTCATTGGTCAGTACAACGCAATGGGGCCAGTTGGAACTAACTTTGCCCAACACTTTGCTGGCGCAAACCTCAACGCCATTGATGTACTCAAGATGGAGCCATCTCAATTAGATGAGTTCAACGAGTTGATCAGACGAGGGAATAAGAAGTCGGGTGTGCATCATGACTTCCCCGGCATCGAAGACCCCTCCGCCTACACCTATCTTCAGTTCTACCCAGAGCTTCGCAAGCACTTCAACTCGCTGATGGTCAAGCCAACCGTTACTGAAAAGTATGGTTTGCCTGATGGCAGGGTCATCCTCCATGCAATCACGGAGCCTGAGTTGCGTGACATGCCCGTGTTGACCTCGGGGCACTCACAGTTTGAGCTACTCCCCGGCTACGACCCCAAGGCTTTGCCCCTGTCAGGGCATTCGACCTACTCGCACGACCTGCCAATGAAGCCGGGAGCCACGGTCAAGCAAACCCCCTTCCCTATTCCTGCCGAGCTTGAGTTCAGCGACGTGCAAGAGTATGCCGAGCCTTTGTACAA